ATAAGCGTGTTCCCACAAATCTAAACCTAACAACGGAAAACCACCATTGTTTATTATGTTCATAAGTGGATTGTCTTGATTTGAAGTTGACATAACTTTTAATCTACCTGTATCGGTTAAAACTAACCAACACCATCCTGACCCAAATCTTTTTCTTGAGATTTCTTCAAATTTAGTTTTGAAATTACGATATGTTCCAAATTGTTTAACAATCTTTTCAAATACCTCACCACTTGGTTTTTGTGGTGTAGGTGATAACATCTTCCAAAATAATGCGTGATTAAATGCCCCACCTGCGTTGTTTCTTATTGTTGTATTATACTTTGAAATTTGTTTAACAATGTTTTCTAATTCAACATCCCCATAATCTTTTTTACGAAGAGCTGAATTTAATTTTTTAACATACCCTTTGTAATGTTTCTGATAATGAAACTTCATTGTTTCAGGGTCAATAAATCTTCTTAATGATGCGTAACCGTAAGGTAATTTATCAATACCTATGGTTTTCATTTCGTTAATAAAGAATTTGGTTTCAGGTTGAGTTTCCTCACCTAATATACGACTAACTAATGACTCTGATACTAAATTTAACGATTTCATTAATTATAAATACTTACTTACTATTGATTTCGTTAAGTATTTGTTCAACAATATCTACAGAATTTTCATCAACATCACCCATAACCGTACCAATAATCTGTTTCTTCTTTATCAGAATGTCGTAGATAACACCCTCAATTGTATTTTCAAATAGTGGGTAATATACTGAAACTGAATTTTTTTGTCCGTATCTGTATGCTCGGTCTTCAGCTTGGGAATGTTCTGCCGGTACAAATGATAGGTCATTCATAATAACAGCTTCACCCGCAGTAAGTGTTAATCCAACACCTGCGGCTTTCATATTACCACAAAAAACTTGTATTTTATCACTCTCTTGGAACTTGTCAACCGCATCTTGTCTTGCAGGTTTTGATGTTGACCCATCTAAATAAACAGATTTTTTACCAAAATGTTCGTGTATCTTTTTAAGTGGTTCGGTAAAGTTACTAAAGATAATAACTTTTTTACCTTGTTCGATAATGTTCTCAGCAAGTTCAATTGTAATTGGTATTTTTTCTTCGGCAATTACTTGTCTTACTTTCATCAGTTTTGTAAACTGAACAGATAATGACTTTGATTCGTCTTGTCTGTTGTTATACCAATCATAATACTCACCCATCAATCCTTCATATAACCTTGATTTCAAACGAAGGTAAACAGGTGTCATAATTTTTTCAGGTAAATCTAAAACTTCAGTTTTTAATCTTCTTAAAATTTGACGAGAAGTTCTTTCTCTTAACTCCTCCAAGTTTGATGCACCTGTTACATTCCAAATCTTTTTACCACCAACTCTAAATTGATATCCACCACAATATCTAATTGCATATGCTTGCCAATTTTGACTTACAGGACTATCAATAAGTTTTAAAATATTGTAGTAATTCATTGGACGAGAAGTCATTGGTGTTCCCGTTAGTAACCATAATTTTTTAATATTCTTGGTTACATCCATTATAATCTTTGTTCTTTGAGCTTGAGCGTTTGAAACATAATGTGCTTCATCTATAACAACTAAATCAAACTTTGAATTAAGAATTATTGAGTTTAACTTATCTTTTGGGTCATGGAAGTTTTTAAGAATGTCGTAGTTAACAATAACGTAGTCCGCTTGTTCAAACTTCTTACCCTCACAGATATAAACTGATTTGTCAGTATAGTTTTTGATTTCTCTTTCCCAATTTATTTTGAGAGACGCTGGACAAATAATTAACACTCTATTAGCTCCACTTTCTAACGAAGCAATAACAGTACTTGTTGTTTTACCAAGTCCCATGTCATCTGCTAAAATAAACTTGTCGTTTTTTAATAACTTTTCAATTGCTTCTTTTTGGTGAGTAAGTGGTGGACGGTTTTCGTATTTTGAGTAATCAACGTCAACCAAGTTTTCGGTGTATTGTTTGATAACCGCCGCTTTTGGTATCCAAAAATCATGAATAGTTTCACCACTAAAAATCTTACCCCAAATATGATATGATTTATCTTTTTCAATTAAAATCTTTTCAACGTAAATTTTATCAGGTTCCTTAATGAATGGATTATCGGCAACAAGTTTTTGTGAAAAGTATGAGTCAATCTCAACCCATTTCTTAGCGACTTTTGGAACTACTGAATTATAGTCAATAACATAATCACATTGAGCTCTTGTTGGGACATACTTTTTATTTGACTCAATTTGTTTCTTTAATTTAAGGATATAGTTATTTGAGCCTTGATAATTTTCAAGAATGGATATTGCTTGTTGCTCAACACTTAAATGTCCCGTAGAAGTCGTCAAAATATTTTAATTAACTATACAACTATAATAATAATCAAAAAAGAAATATTTATCAATATGTCAAATAGAATAGTTCCAATAACAAGATTAGGTAAATTTTTCGGTGCAGAAGATTACAATTTGGATATCAACATGGGTAGAGAATGGTTAGAAGGTGATATGAACTTCACTCTTGTATTATATCGTGTTGACAAACAGAAGACAAATGTAGATGATGTATATGGTGAAGCGTCTGTTGACGGAATTAAATTTTTACCACCTGTTGAGTTTAAGGCTTTTTTACAAATTGTTGCCCCTGAAAATAAATTTCTTGGGACAAGTAAGATTAATCAGTTAGAGCCGGGAAACGCAAGAATATCAGTATATCAATCACACCTTGATGAATTAGGAGTTGATATAGAATATGGTGATTATATTGGTTATTACGAAACTGAAAGTAGAGTTAGATATTATGTAGTTAATAATGACGGACGTGTTGTTTCAGATAACAAACATACTTATGCAGGATACAAACCGTTTTATAGAACAATAAACGCATCTCCTGTAATGGAAAACGAATTTAGAGGATTATAATGGGATTACCTAAAATTAAAAAAACTTTACCCCTTACATACCCACCTATTGGTTATGAACGAAGATTAGAACTTCTTGAAGATATCAATAAGGATGGAACTTACTTGCCTAAATCTATTTTACATGAAGATTTAGATAGAGGGTTTTTAGATTTTGTTAAAAATGATTTAAAAACTGTTGTTAGTGGTAAAATAGTTAAAGTTGTAGATATTTTAATGACGACTCAAAACTGGGCTCAATTTACACAAACTTGGGATTTTAACAACATAGATAAAAACGTTGAACCACCAATTATAACAACTGTAAGAACTCCTGAAGTAAAATATGGTACATTACCGTCTTTAAAATATACGATACCTAATAGAAAACAATTTTATTACGCTGCGGTACCGACTTGGGACGGACAAAGAAAAGGTATGGATATATACACAATTCCCCAGCCAGTTCCTGTAGATATAAAATATTCTGTTAAAATTATTTGTAATAGAATGAGAGAATTGAATAAATTCAATCAAATTGTTATTGAAAAATTTTCATCTCGTCAGGCTTATACTAAAATAAAAGGACATTATATTCCAATAACTTTAGATGAAATTTCAGATGAATCTGTTATGGATGTTGAAAAAAGAAGATACTACATCCAATCTTACGCTTTTACTTTACAAGGGTTTTTAAGTGATGAAGAAGAATACCAAGTTAAACCTGCAATTAGTAGAAGTTTGATTATGGTTGAGTTAGATAATAGAAAGAAAAAAGTTAAAAAAAAGGTACTACCCCCAAATCCTGACCAATACCAATTTAATGCAAATTATCCTGTAGGTACCACCGCATATACTCAAACTTTTAATTATACTGCAAACATAAAGGTTGAGGGTAGTGAAAATGTTAACTCTTATGCAATATACATTAATGGTTTATATTACGGTGATAGTTCAACACAGTTGTTAACAGGTTATATACAAATTAATGATAGTGATGAATTATCAATTACTGTCGTTAAAACAAATGGAAGTTTAAGTAGTACTATAAAATTAGTTTCCACAATACTTTAATTCTCCCCATAAATATCTTTTTTTTCAACACACGTATCAATAATTAATTTTTCTAAAAACTTATGAATTTTGTAACCATGTTTGTTACAATAGTTTTTTAAGATTTCGTGACTCTCAGGTGATATTTTAATGTTCTTAATTTTCAAGGTAGAAAAAAGGTAGAATTTATTCCTACTGTTTTATAAATAGTTACTTAACGTATTAGTTTTTGAATAAAAAGACAATATTTATCAATAAATAAATTTTCAAAAACATTTAAAATAAAAATGGCAACATCAAACAAAGTTTTCGTCTCGCCAGGTGTATATACATCAGAAAGAGACTTATCATTTGTTTCACAAAGTGTTGGGATTACCACGTTGGGTATAGCTGGAGAAACCTTAAAAGGCCCAGCTTTTGAACCAATCTTCATCACAAGTTATGGAGAGTTTGAAACCTATTTCGGCGGTACTACTCCTGAAAAATTTGTGAACACACAAATCCCAAAATATGAGGCAGCATATATTGCTAAGTCATATCTTCAACAATCTAACCAATTGTTTGTAACAAGAATCTTAGGATTATCAGGTTATGACGCAGGGCCATCTTGGTCTATTACAACTGTGGCTAATGTAGATTGTAATACTGTTGCACTTACAGGTACTGCAACACCATTTACCGCAACATTTGTTGGTACAACGGCTTCAACATCAACAGTAACAATTACAGGTTTACCTGTTGGAATTACAAATGCAACAACTCCTTATACAACATATAGTGGAGGTTCATCAACTATTTATGCTCAACTTCAGAGTCAAATTTTTGGTGTAATTGGTTCTAATTCAACTTCAGCATCTTCCATCTATTATTTTGGAGCGGTTTCGGGAGCTCAAGTTACGGCAAACATTGCTGCTGGATATTCAGCATCTACAAACGTATTTGGTGTTAATGCAATAAGTGCTTCAAGTATTGATTATTGTTCTGAAGTTAATGATGTATGGTATTATGCTACATTTACACCTCCAACAACAGGTGAAAATTACAATGGTTATTCGTTCTTTAGTAGAATTAGTACAATAACTGGTACGTCAGGTTCTTATAGTGGTTCTATAACAGGTAATATCTATAACTTCTCAGGTTTAACTTATTCAGGTTATAATGATTTAGTTGTGGCAACTTTACGTTCAAGAGGTATTACAAATTATTCATCGACACAAAACGGCCCTGATTACCAAGTAACAGGTACTTCAGACGTACAAATGATTTGTACAGGTTCTTATTCGGGAGTTACTAAAAATCCATTTAGTACATTCTTGATTTCAGGTTTAACTTATGAAAATTCAGCATTCCAATTTGAAACTTCGTTTAATGCGGGTAACGCTAACTATATTTCTAAAGTATTTGGTGTTGAGAACTTCGCTAAAGATAGAACTGAAGTTCCGTTGTTTGTTGAAGAGCGTTATCCGACATTATTAAATTACGGTTATAATAAAGGTTATATTCGTGGTTTGAATTGTAGTTTAATTTCTTTACCTGAAGCGAGAAATAATGATACATCATCTATCGCTTATTATCTTGAGCAATACCAAACACCTGAATCTCCGTGGGTTGTTTCGGAATTACGTGGTAATTTAGTTTATAGATTGTTTAAAGTTTATACAATTGCTGATGGTAATGCTGCGAACACTGAAATTAAAGTGTCCGTTGCAAACATATCATTTAACAATGGTACATTTGACCTTATTGTTCGTGATTTCTTTGATACAGATGCGAATCCTGTTGTTTTAGAGAAGTTTACAAACTGTAGTATGGACCCGGCTGAAAATAGTTATGTGGCTAAAAAAGTTGGTTCATCTGATGGTGAATATGCAGTACAGTCGAAATATATTTTTGTAGAAGTAAATGAAGAGGCACCTGTAGATGCACTTCCTTGTGGATTTGAAGGTTTTGTAACAAGAACTTACACAGGTGCAAAATCACCATTCCAAATCTTCAAAACAAAATACGACTATCCTGGTGAAGTTATTTACAACCCACCATTTGGAACAACTTCTAACGGTTCTAACACTACTGCTAGTTCAGGTGATAACATAAGAAGAACTTATTTAGGTATTTCTTCAGCGGTAGCGTTCTCATCAGACGCACCAGGTTATGACCCTGATTTCTTCCAATACAAAGGGATGCCAAATCCAAATTCGGCAACTTGTACACCACCTTCTCACGTATTTTGGCCAAATGTTACAAAAGGTTTCCACATGGATTCAGGAGCGACTTCTATTGTTATAGCAAATGTTTACCAAAACAGTGGTCAAACAGCATTTGAAGTTGGAGCTGGTTCATTTAGTTCAGAACCTACGTCACAAACAAGTCCATATTACTTCTTATATTCTCGTAAGTTTACATTCCTTGTTCAAGCAGGATTTGACGGATGGGATATATACAGAGAATATAGAACAAACGCTGACAGATTCCGTTTAGGAAACACAGGATATAAACAAGGAGCTCTATCTTGTGCACCGTACACAGATGCTACAGGATGGGGAGCATTTAAACAAATCACAGTTGGTGATAACACAGTTGATTACGCAAATACTGACTATTACGCATACTTGTTAGGTGTACAATCATTTGCAAATCCTGAAGTAACAAACATCAATGTTCTTGTAACACCTGGTGTTGACTATGTTAACAATAGTGATTTAGTTTCTGCAACAATCGATATTGTTGAAAACGACAGAGCGGATTCAATCTACATCTGTACAACTCCTGACTTTAACTTATTACAACCATCAACTTCAATGGATAATTTAATTTACCCACAAGAAGCGGTTGATAATTTAGAAAATACAGGAATTGACTCTAATTACACAGCAACTTACTATCCATGGGTTCTTACTCGTGACACGGTAAACAATACTCAAATCTATATTCCATCAACTGCTGAAGTTACAAGAAACTTAGCGTTAACTGACAATATAGCGTTCCCATGGTTCGCAACTGCGGGTTACACAAGAGGTATTGTAAATGCTATCAGAGCAAGAAAGAGATTAACTCAAGAAGATAGAGATACTCTTTATAAGGGAAGAATTAACCCAATTGCAACTTTCAACGACGTTGGAACTGTAATTTGGGGTAACAAAACTCTTCAAATTAGAGAGTCAGCTCTTGACAGAATTAACGTAAGAAGATTGTTATTACAAGCTCGTAAGTTGATTTCAGCGGTAGCGGTAAGATTGTTGTTTGAACAAAACGACAACTTAGTAAGACAACAGTTCTTAGATTCAGTTAATCCAATCTTAGATTCGATTAGAAGAGACAGAGGTTTATATGACTTCAGAGTTACTGTTCAAAACACACCTGAAGACTTAGATGCTAACCAATTAGTAGGTAAGATTTATATCAAACCAACTAAAGCTCTTGAATTCATAGACATTGAGTTCTTAATTACTCCAACAGGAGCATCGTTTGAAAATATTTAATCAACGATAAAATAATTGAAAACCCTCACGAAAGTGGGGGTTTTTATTTTACATAATATTTATAGATATGAAAATATTTTTAGTAGAAGAATTTAATGAAGAAATCACACCCGATTTAAAATATTATGCATTTGATTGGGATGATAATATTCTTACAATGCCGACACAAATAATACTTCGTACAGAAGATGGTGAAGAAGTTGGTATGTCAACTGAAGACTTTGCGGAATATCGTGTAAAGGTTGGGGTTGAACCTTTTGAATATAAAAAGAAAACTGTTGTAGGATTTGCTGACGACCCATTCAGAAATTTTGGAACCAAAGGGGATAAGAGGTTCATTATTGATGCAATGATGGCGAAAGAAGGCCCAGCATGGGATGACTTTGTTGAGGCGATTAATGGGGGTTCAATTTTTTCAATAGTTACAGCAAGAGGACATTCACCATTGGCTTTACGTAGGGCAATTGAAAATATGATTGAAACTAATTTTAGAGGAATATCTAAAAAAGAATTGGTTAAAAATTTAAGAAAGTTTAGAAAGTTTGCCGGTGAAGAAGATATGACAGACAAAGAACTTATAAATGCTTATATGGATATGAATAAGTATTATCCTGTAACATTTGGAGCCGGTTCTGCTCAAAGTCCTGAAAAAGGAAAGGTTGAAGCTTTAAGAGAATTTCAACAATATGTAAAATATTTAGCAAATCTATTAAAGAAACCTGTAATGTTTAAAGATGATATTAGTAATAGATTCATACCTAAAATAGGTTTTTCAGATGATGATTTAAGAAATTTAGAAAAAGTTAAAGATGAATTATCAAAAGACCCGGAAAATATTATTCAAACAATATCAACACATGGAGGAGAAAAGAAATTATATTAATATTTATAAACTGGACTTATAGCAAGTTTGACTGAAAAAAAGTTCAAAGTAAATAGAAAAATATTTAATTGACACTATTTATAATAAAATAAAAGAAAATTTAAAAACAAAATAATATGGCTGATTTGTTAACCAAAATGCCCTTTCCATATGAACCCAAAAAGAAAAACAGGTTCATTTTGAGATTTCCTGATTCATTGGGAATAAACGAGTGGTTTGTTCAATCTGCTTCTCGACCTAAAATTACTATTAAATCAAATGATATTCCATTTTTGAATACCAAAAGATATGTTGCGGGTATGTATGAGTGGAATACTATTCAGGTTAAACTTCTTGACCCAATCGGGCCATCAGCTGCTCAGGCTATGATGGAGTGGGTAAGATTACACGCTGAAGAAGTAACAGGTCGTATGGGATATGCTGCGGGTTACAAAAAAGATGTGGAACTTGAAATGTTAGACCCAACAGGGGTTGTTATTGAAAAGTGGTCATTAATCCAATGTTTCTTAACTGACGTTGATTTTGGTTCAATTGCCTATACTGATGATGGTTTGGCAGATATTACTTTGACTCTTCGTCCTGACTATTGTGTTTTACTTTACTAATACAATTACAAATATTATATTAAGACCCACAGTAATGTGGGTTTTTTATTTACATAAAGATAATTTTAAACTATTTTATAAACAAAAACTATGGAAGACAATAGTGTAAATCAAATGAATTTCAATTTACCTCACGACGTAATCCAATTACCAAGTCAGGGAAAATTTTATAAAAATAAAAAGAAATCAGTTAAGGTTGGTTTTTTAACCGCTTCTGATGAAAATATATTATCAAGTGCGTCAAATATGGGTGGTGACCAGATTATTTATAATTTGGTTAGAAATAAAGTTTATGAACCTGATTTGAAAATTGAAGATATGTTAGACGGTGATATACAGGCAATTTTGTTGTTTTTAAGAAACACATCATTTACACCTGAATATAAACTATCATTGGTTGACCCTGAAACAGGTAAAGAATTTGAACACACTGAAATTTTAGATGAGGTTGATTTTATTAAAACAAATGTTGAACCTGATGAAAATGGGTTTTTTGAAACGACATTACCTAAGTCAAATACTGTAGTTAAATTAAAAATACTTACTTTTGGGGATATTAAAGAATTAAATGAAAGAGAAGAGTCATATCCTAAAAATATGGTAGTACCGAAAGTAACATGGAGGTTATCAAAACAAATAGTTTCAATAAACGGAAGTACAGATAAAGGTGAAATTGTTAAGTTTATTGAAAAAATGCCAATCATGGATTCTAAATACATTACAAAATTTTTGTCGGATAATTCACCAGGTTTAGATTTAATAAGAGAAGTAACAGCCCCATCCGGAAAAAAGGTACTCACACGTATTGCCTTTGGGGCGGAGTTTTTTCGTCCTTTCTTCTGAGTATCTAAAATTTTTATTAGAAGAATATATTCTGTTGTCACGACAATTGCATATGTCGTATACCGATTTTTTAAAAATACCAACTTACCAGAGAAGATTTTTGGTTGATAGGATTATTGAATTAAATTCTAAAACAGAAAGTTGATTATTTATAAATAAAAAACATGCAAAACACTCCTCTGGATGCAAATGTCCCAAATCCTGAAAATATAACACTTGGTTATAAAGATTTGATATTATATCAAACTGATGTTTTAAAAAATTCAGAATTAATTAAAAAATCTATTGAAGGGGGAGCAAATGCTTTAATTAATATGGATAAAAGTACCTCTTCATTAATAAGAGGTATGGGTGTTACAAGTAGTTATGCTGAAATTTTAAAAAATCAATTAGGTAGAGCAAACACTGAAATCAGTTTAATGGGTGGTAATCAAGAGGCAATTAACACCCTTCAGAAAGAATTTAATGAAGTTACTAATAGAAATATTGTTTTAACAACTGAAAATATTACACAATTATATGCTGCTCAACAAGTAACAGGTGTTGCTGCAAAAACATTAGAAAGTTCATTTAGAAATGCGGGTATGGAAACTACCCATATTAGTGATGAAATGACTAAAGTAGTATCAACCGCACAAAATATGGGTGTAAATGCCCAAGTAGTTTCAGCAATGGTAGTTACTAATTTAGACAAAATGAACAGGTACGGGTTTGGTACAGGTGTTGAAGGTATGGCAAAAATGGCGGCAAAAGCGGCGGCTATGAGAGTTGATATGGCTCAAACTCTTAATGTTGCTGACAAACTTTTTTCACCTGAGTCGGCAATAGACGTTGCTTCGACTTTACAAAGGTTAGGGGCGACATCAAGTGCGTTATTAGACCCATTAAAATTAATGGATTTAGCTCAAAATAATGTACCTGAGTTACAAAATCAATTATCTGAACTATCTAAAACTTTTACAAAATTTGATGAAAAAACTGGTACGTTCCAAATCATGCCTGAAGCTAGAAGACAGTTAAAAGAAGTTGCTGACTCTTTAGGTATTGACAGAGCGGAGTTTGAAAAAATGGCAATTGAATCCGCTAAGATTGAAAAGAAAATGGGCGAGATTGATTTTAAAGGTCTTGAAAATGTTCCTGAAGACCAAAAAATGATGTTGGCAAATATTGCGGAATTTAATAAAAATAGTGGTAAATATGAAGTAACTTATAAAGATGCAAATGGTGCCGTTACAACACAAGCTTTAAATAATTTACAAAAAGGTGATATTGACCTAATAGCTCAACAACAGGAGTTTCAAAAAAAAGATAGTGGTTCACAGATGGTTGATTTGGCTAAAGACCAACTTGGAGCTGCAAATACGTTAGTTGCTCAACAAAACGCTTTAACGTCTTTATTATCGACTCAATATGCAATTTCTAAAGAAGGTAATGAATTTTTAAGAAATGCTGTAAATGGGCAAACAGAAATTTTAAAAAGCGGATTTGAAACTTTTAGCCTAACAACCCAAAAAGGAAAAGACAACTCACAACAGTTGATTGGGGATATACAAGGTCGTGTAAATAAAGTTGTATCAGGTGACATATCTATAACTGAAATTACATCATTATTAGCTGATTTTTCACAAGGATTTGAAACTTTAAAACCAATAATGGATGATGCCGTTAAAATCGCAACCGAAAACACTACTAAAGTTGTAATTTCAGAAGCATTGAAAGCTTCAAGTTCATTTGAAGAAGGTGCTAAAAAATTTGGTATAAATGTAGGTGATTTTGGTAATGCGGTCACTAAACTTACAATACTTGGAAGTGCGGTTACTAATTGGGCTAAAGAAAAACTTGGAATAACTGAAGAGAAAAAAGATATTGCGATTACTGCTGACGGAATGCATTATAGTTTAGATAAAGGGGATATGTTGATGGCGGTTAATCAAAAAGCCTTAGCATCTTCAATAGGTGGTAATGTAGGTCCGTTATTACCTTCAAATGAAGGACAAGCGGTAAATAATACAACATCAGGTAAAAAAGAATTGGTTTTAACATTAAATGTAAATGCTAATTCTAATGACCCTCAAATTAAAAATGCTATACTATCAGCGTTTAATAATGACGACACTTTAAGAACATTAAGAGAAAAAATTGGAGTAGTTGGTTCTGATTATGGTCTAACTGCAACGTAATAAAATTATTTCTATTCTATTTATAGAAAAAAGTATAGATGGCTGTAGAATTCTTATCATTCAACAATTCGGAACAATTTAGAAAAGCATTAGTTGCAAGGAATTTAGCACCGTATAGTATTCAGGGTAATTTTACTTCACCCCAAGGGTTACAAAACTATCCAATTAAATTACAAGACAATTCACCGGCAGATTCTGAAAGTGTAAGTTCAAACTTATATGTTGAACCTGCGTATAGTACAAGAATGAATTTGTATAGTCCCGCAGGTCAATTTTTTGATGGGGCATTAGTTGTTGATAATACGGTTCTTCCTGGTGGAGGAAGTACTGAAAATAACCCTTTAGGTACATCACAACCATATGACTTACAAACATCAAGAATGGATTTATTCAATGAGGCATTTATTGATGATGCTGAAGTTGTTAATAGGTATTTACCACCTGATGGTTATGAGGATTTATTCGTTACATCTGATTTAATTTTAGGTAAGTTACCTGCTGGTTCACAAATATATGGTGATGGTAAAGTTGCTCCAATCATATTTGTTCAGGGAGATTATACTAATTACGAAATATTATTTGGTGACGCCGCATTAGCTAACGACTCATTTTTACAACAATTGGCGGCTCAAAGTTTGAGAGAAGCTACACAAGCCCGTATTGCTAGAGAAATTGAAAGAAATACTATTGGAGCAATTAATCTTGATACTTTAACTAATCCATTTAATGCGACGTTGTTAGCCACAGGTCAAGAACCTTTTGTTTATAGAGATTATACTATTACAAAACCTGACGGTCTATTAGATTACGCTGCGTTTTTCATACAAAAGTTAAGTGGTACTTATTTACCCGCTTCACCTATTGAGGGAAGTTATTTTTCTGATACTGAAATATTAAGATTACGACCACTACAAGCTATTGGTAATTTGGGTGGTGGAAATATTACAAACAGACCAAACCCGTCAATTAAATTTTTACAAAATACAGGTGCTGGTACAAAATCGGTTTTATTTAACGCACTTAACTACAATAGGTTTAAACCTAACTACGCTATAACATCTACACAGGTTGGTAATTTTATTAATAATTTATTTGATAATTTTACTTCAATAGGTAACCTTTATGTTGGTAGACAAGAAACGGACATTACAAATGTTGTATCACCACCAAACGCTTCGCCTATAGACGCTTTTGGAATACCAACACAAGCTCCTGTATATGGGCCTGATAAGGTTGGTATATTATATGAAGGTGACCAAAATTTTCAGTTTGGATTAGCTGGATTAAATTACGAACAAAAACCTTCTTTTGATGGAGGATTTGTTTGGATTACAGAATTTACAAAACCTGAAGCTGGAAGAAATGTTGGACAAGGTGGACAGTTGTTAAGTAATAATCCAAATTTTACACCGTTAGCGTCTTCTTACAATCAAGTTTTATCTACTAACTATACATTTAGACCTGGTTCTATTTTAGATGTTACACAACGATTAATTAACTCAACACCTGCTCAAGGTGCTGATAGATTGGGACATGTTGGAAACGCAATTAATCAAGTGTCTAAAGTATTTTCAGATGGTTATAAAATATTAACCAAAGGTTCAAAAGTTAAAAAATATGTTAATAACTCAGGTACTGAGGTAGGACAAGAATATTGTAGAATCTTTACAAAAGATAAACCTTATTACACTTATGCTAATTTACAAAAAACAGTTGCTAATGACTCAGGTTTAGAAACTAATGGTAACATTAGAAGGTTTACTTATTCTGTTTTAGATAGTACCTACAATCTTAATATTACACCTTTTAAAAATGGTGGGACAAATGTCATTAACGGACAGGTAAAAAAATACATGTTGTCTTTAGAAAACTTAGCTTGGAAAGACACACCTGAATATAATCAACTTCCATCGGCAGAAAAAGGGCCTAATGGTGGTAGAATTATGTGGTTCCCTCCATACGATTTAACTTTTGATGATAGTTCTACACCATCATTTAATGAAACTGATTTTATCGGTAGACCTGAACCAATATATACTTATAAAAATACTAAAAGGTCGGGTAGTATAAATTTTAAAATTATTGTTGACCATCCGTCCGTGTTAAATTTAATTGTTAATAAAGAATTACAAAATCAATCTAACTCAACTATAACATCGGTAGTTGATTCATTTTTTGCAGGATGTCAAAGGTATGATATATATGAATTAGCTCAGAAATTTAGTTCATTAAGTTTAGGTACTATTGACGAAGTTTATCAACAGGTATTGGAAAGTTTAGATACGTCAGAAAGTGATAAAGTAGACGCTCTAACACAAATACCACAAGAGGATAATTCAGGGCCAAAAGAATTACCTAATTTAAGTTCATATGTTGGTAACGGAATATATTTTAATGCTGATACTACAGAAAATAGTAACTATGACCAATCATATGAAAACATATATAACCAACTTGTCACAAATATAAACTCTGAATCTTTTGATGGTATTGATGCTTCTAAAAGTTTTTTAGAAAATACAATAACTCCAAATTACAATAATTTTATTGAATTAGCTCAAGAAATTGCGGATGCTTTAGTTAATAACAATGAGGTTAAAATAGATTTAAAGGCTACTAATTTTGGTGTTGGTGGTATTTCGGGGCCTGAATCACAAAATTTAGGTGAAGATAGAAAACAAAGTATTATTGAATATTTTAATCAACTTGTATATCAAGGTACAAATATTTCAGAGTATGTTGACTCCAGAAGATTAAAAATTGATGTTAACTCTGGAACTATTGATAATTACAAACCTAAAGATAGTAGTCAAACTTATAATTGTAATGGTAATAATATTGCCGATGAATATAATGTAATCCGTGTTGCTTGTAGTACTTTGGTTATCAGTAAAATTACTGTACAACCGTATACACCATTTGGTACAAAAGTTGCTAAATCGGTGAGTGAAGGTTATAATAATACTTTTGGATTAAAACAAGTACCTGTTGCCGATTTTCAGAGTAAATTAAAAAATGTAACAAAAAGACTTATTAGAGAACTTTTAAATGAACAAAATTATTTTGAAACGATAAAAAACTCTGACCCATTTTTATATGATGGTATTAAACAAAGAATTAAATTTTTTAATCCATTATTCCATTCTATAACACCTGAAGGTTTTAACTCAAGAATTACATTTTTAAATCAATGTGTAAGACCAGGTAGAACCATACCTACAACAACTGATAATCAAGGAGGTGTTAAAAACAAAGACGCATTTAATACTAATTTTGGTAGACCTCCAATTTTAATTTTAAGAGTTGGTGATTTTTATAATTGTAAAATTGTACCTGATACATTATCGTTTACTTATGAACAATTAGATTTTAATCCTGAAGGAATTGGTGTGCAACCAGCGATTGTTAATGTTAAACTTGGTTTTAAAATGATTGGTGGTCACGGACTAAAAGAACCAATTGAAAAACTTCAAAATGCTTTGAGTTTTAATTTTTATGCAAATACTGAAGTATACGATGAAAGAGCGGATGCAACTGATGATACTAATGTTGAATCTTTCATTTTAAGTAATCAACAATCAAGTAATATTAGTCAGGCAAATGCGGCATTTGCGAATTCAACACCTTCTATGAGTAATCAACTTAATACCCAAATAACAAATAATGGGGGTACACAAGCTGGGAATATTACTAATTCACAAACTTCAGGTGGTGTTGAAACGGGTACATTATTATACGGTGGTTTGTTTGATAACACAGTTGTCTATACTCAAAACTATTTTAATAATATTGAAAGTTTTGTGACAAAAATTGTTCAAACCACAAACTATGGTGTTTATAAACAAGTAAGTTCTGAAAAACAGTTTGTAACAGGTTCATTGAATAGTTTAGATACACCCGTTACAAACGTTAAGATACTTGGTAAAATGGTTAATTACAACAATTATCTTTTAAATGTTGCAAATGAACTAAGTACTGAAATTACTAATGGAACTGATTTTTTAATTTCAGCATTAATTGTTAATAATGTATCAACATCGGACATTAGAGCGGTAAGGGCTAATTATATATCCCAAGTATCAAATCAGGTTAATAATATCATTTCTAAAATATCTAGTCAAATACAAAGTGTTTCTAATACACAAGTTGGAATATATCAAAATTATAGAAAACTTGATTTAATATGTTCAGCGACTGATGGTAAAATCACATCACTTGGAAGTCCTTATGTTTATACTCTTACAGGATTACCTGACGGGGCAAGTGATACACTAACCTCAATAAGAACTGACTATATTAAATTAGCCTCTGACGTTCAATCATACTATACATTATTGAATTCTAATGATATTATTATTGACGTGACAACTCCAAGTACAACATTTACACCTATATCAAGTCAAAATATTGCGGGTAATTTAAATAGATTTTTCACTCTTTTCTGTAATGAAATAATTGATAACAATTCAAGGCAAAGTTTAATTAATAATTTAACTTTAAATTTAGTTTCAGATACTGTACAGTTAACAAAAAGTATTGTCGAAACTACAATTAATGGATTAGTCTCAAGTTTTACAGTTGAAAAAAATGCACAAACAAATAAGGTTGACACTTTCTTTAATTCACCTGACTATTTAAGTTATAAAAATTATAATCCACAAGTGTCAAACCAAAGTATTGTTGGAAAAACAAGAAATTTCTCTTATACAAGTGCAGGTGCGACTCCTACACAAAACGAAAATTTGAAAAATTTGTATTCGAATGTGAATGTTAATTTAGATAAAACGACCTTTAACGGAAAAATAATTTTTGACTGATGGCTAACGAATATTACAATAGATACCAAAATTTTACTGTTGATGGAACAACTACATATATCCCTTTTGTTAATATTCCATTAAAAACTACTGATAAGAAATACATCTATAAGTTAGGGGTATCAAGATTAGATAAAGTTTCTCAGTTATATTATAACTCACCATTTTATGGTTGGTTGATATTACAGTCAAATCCACAATATAGTGGTTCTGAATTAAATATTCCTGATAATGCCGTGCTGAATATACCATTCCCTTTATTGAGTTCTTTGTTAGATTATAAAACAGCAGTGAAAGAATATTTCTATTATTATGGACAGTGAGAATATATACGTTTTTCCAAGTACATGTGATAACATTTTTGTTATTAACCCAAATAAGGTTACTAACCAATATGGTAATGCGGAAGATAGAAATATAAAACAAGAAAACTTAATTTATTACGCTAATTTAGAGTGTGACCTTGAACCAAGAAGTAGACTAATTTCAGGGGCGGACAAAACCACTGTAAAAACAGTTTCATTGGCAAGTATGAATTTTTTAAATCCTACAGGGACAGGTGCGTTAACTACTGAATGGACGGGAATACAAGACACAACTGCTAATCAAAACCAAATTGCTAATCAACTTCTTGGAATAAAAGGGATTTCATACCGAGTAGGTTTAAGTTATATCCCAACAATTACAATAAATTTAGAAGATATTAAAGGTAGAGCTCTATTTGAAAGTGGTGAAAATTCACCATATTCTGCGTTTTTTAATTTACCATACCCAACATTTTATTTAACACTTAAAGGTTACTATGGTAAGGCGGTTAGATACCCATTAATTTTACAAAAATTTACATCTTCATTTAATTCATCTACAGGTAATTTTGATATTAGTTTGGTAATGATTGGTTATAAGTTTAATGTGTTAACCGATATTACAATGGCGGAACTTTTTGCGGTTCCACAGATGTATCTTAAAAGAACTAATGTGTCACAAGGTGAAAATACTGGAAATCAAACACAAACTAATACCCAACAAATAACTCAACTTGGGTATGAAAAGATTAGAGATGTTTATACTGATTATAAAAACTTAGGATTAATTCCGAAAGATTTCCCCGAATTAACGGTACAACAGTTATCAACAAAATTGGATAATTTTATCAATTATAGTTTAGCAAAATTTGGTCAATCAAATCTAACACCGCTTAATGATATTGATACATACTCACAAGATTTAACACAATATCGTGGAGAAATTTATAATTTTACTACTTCGTGGTTTAATCTAAATTTAGATGCTACGAATTTCTTTATTTCAAACCCAATCAATAATGTCAGATATAAAATCTACACTTATAAGTTATCAAATTTTCAAAAATTAGATACAGTTGCAATCAGTGATATTGATTCCCAATATTCTAAATTACAATCAATTATTACACAAAATAATGAAAATTTAAAAAATAATACAACTTTTGGTTCAGGTGAATATAAAATTGAAAACCCAATAGATATTCAAAATATAAGAACTGATGATACTAATATTGATTATGTTGAAACATATAAACAAAGAAATAATGTGGAAACAGTAAATCAAGACCAAGTCACATCAATTGTCAATGAGATTGATAATTTAAAAAATATTTTTAAAGAAAGTGAAGTTGGATTTTTATTTCAATTTGATGGGGCAAGTAGATTTTTAGATTTAACATATGAGTTAGATAAAATATTAAATGATAAAAAAACATTAATTGAAGATAAACTTACTAAAGAATTATCAAGTTTTATACAAACAACAAGTGGATTAGGATTTTCACCAACAATAAGAAATGTAGTTGCGGTTATCATGGCATCTGCAGAGGCCTTTTTAAGATTAATGCAAGATGTTCATAAAAAAGCATTTGATGTTAGAAACAGTGAAATAAAAAAGTTAGTAACTAAAAATGATTCTGCATCACAGTTATCACCTGTATATCCTTGGCCTCAATTTGTAGTTGAAAAAAATATTGATGGTCAAGTGAAATTTGAAATACAATATCCTGGCGATAATTCAGTTATATCGATAACTAAAGGAAATAATTATACTATTTGGCCTGAAGTCGAGTTTGTCGAAGAGTTTTTAAAAGGTTATTTACAAAGAGAAATACCCCCAATCCCACCAACACCGACTAATGAAGGTATTAATCGAATTTTAATTTCAGGGTTTGATACGTTACCAAGTAATGAGCCATATAGTAATTTAACTGAAAGTAAATTTTTATATGAAGTTTGGGAAAGAATTCAAACAATAACACAATATAACGGATTTCAAAAAAATAATGACAGTTCAACTAATCAAAATATATTAAACTACTTAGCTGAAACAGAAAGTCTGAATGTATTTAACGCTTTAAATTCGGGTAATCGAGAAAATTCACCAAGATTAAATTTTCTTTTTAAAACATCGAACTTTACTAAAGATTCTTATTTTTCTGAACTTGTTAATTTACAACAGGATTATTCAATTTATTCACAAGGGTATTTTGTAACTGATTATTTAAAAAGAGAAGTTAATGAAAATCCGAATAAAATTTTATTTGAAGATTTACCAACAATTCAAATAACCAATGACAAAGAAAAATACATGGTAAATTATTTAAATTCTAATGTCCATAATGACATTAGTTTTACTGATACATATCCATATATTGATTCAAATTGGAATTACGCTAATTTAGCTGCGGGACAAAATAATACAAAGTTTAAAAACATAAACTCAACAGAGTTTTCAATTTATTATAACACATACTTTAAAAAAGTTACAAATTTTGAAGACTCTTCAGTTGTCGGTACTAATGGTAATAAAACAAAACTACGACCATATACTGATTATAATTGGAGGTCTAATGAAATAACACTACCTGTTGATTTACAAACTTTTTATAATAATAGAAAATCTACAGAATTTTTACCGACAGAAGGGTTTATTAATTACATTGACTCTGAATTAACCAATAAACAAACAACTTCAATTCTTAATACACCTTATTTTATTAACGCAATACAAAAAGGTATTAACGCAACTTTAAATGGTCAAAGTAGTGCCTATTTAGAAGCGTCTTATCTTTTCTTAAACAGTTTACCTTTATCAACATTAAAAGAAAGATATTTGTCATTTGAAAATAATTTAAATACATATTCTGATTTTATTTTTGCTGGTTTAAAGAAATTTGGTGGTGTTCATAGGTTACCATACTTTTGGATTTTGAAATTAGGTTCAATTTGGAACCGATATAAAAATTATGTTAATGATGGGACTGATTATATTACACCTATTTGGACTAATTTTAATTATTTAAATAATTTTGACCCGATTAACAATTTGGCATCAACTACTTATGTTTTGTCTTCAGAAACATTTAATACAACATCAATTACATTAGAAAATACCCAAACATCATCAATAAATTATCATATTGGATTTTATCCAAAACTGGTAAATGATTTTTATTTTTTACATAATGGTTCTTATTTATATAACCCAAACTCAGTCACAACTTCATTAGATATACAAAACGCATTACAAACCGCACTTGATAACCGAGAAATTATTTTATTTAATGCTGACCAATCAAATATCCAATCTTCAAACATTAATTTAAAAACTTGGACTGTTTTAATTAAAGTTAGTAATTCGGAAGGTGAGGAGTCTTATACAATATGTCCTTCTTTTGGTACAACAACTAATCAAATTAAAAAAGAATGTTTTGACGGCAATAATAATAACATAATCTCACTTTCAAACAATCCAAGTATTCATAACGGTTCGGTAAGGTTATTTTGGGGAGCACCTAACTATGGGTATTTTAATACAACACCAATTAGAAAATCTAGTTATAATGAATATCTTAAAAAAGTTTATTCCGATAAACAAGAACAAGTAAGTTTTGAATTATTTTCTGAATTTATTTATTCAAACATTGAAGAATTATTTTCTGTTTTTGATACTGAAGAATTAAATAATTTTGAAATTGAATTTTTAAAATTTGCAAATCAGGGAAGTTCAAGTGTTTATTCTTTTGAGTCAATACTTAAAAAAATAACATTCTATAATGAAAAATCTGAGAATATTATTGGAGTTAACTATAACGAAATTGTTAAAAGTATTGCCATTTCACAAAGTTATGATGTTAGTACAACAATAACAAACTCGTTACAATACGATATTTTAATTAAACGAGGAAATCCGACTGGGTTTGATAAAAATTTGTTTAATATACTCTCATCAAATCCGTCTCCTGAAATAGTAAATCGATATAATATCCCAAACTATGAGATAACGCCAAATTCAGTGCCGACTAACTTTGGTATAACTTATAGTGAATCAAAGGCTCTATATCCAAACGAGTGGAATACTATGGAACTTTATGTCGGATTTTCAACAATTGATGGATTAAACTACGACGCTTCTGAAAATTATTTAACTAACTTCTTTAGAGTTTTCAATATAGGTTTTACAGTTGATAATATTAAATTATTTAGAAATTTAATTAAAATGTATGGAACAACATCAATTTTGGGTAATTCTGGAAATATTGATGTTTTTAAAAATAAAATAGACACTTATTTAAATATTACTGATAATTTATCGGGTGAAACTTTCACAAATTTTATCACATCTTTACAAAAAAAATTAGGTGGTGGTAATACAAATACTGAAAAAATTGATTCGGTTTTAGAAGGGTTTCAAAGTAAAGTTGAATTATATGATATGTTTAAAGCAATTAATGATAAATGGATTGCTGGAAATGATTATACAAAAATTGATGAAAACTCTGACGCTCCTTTATTTAAAGATTATTTATTTGTTGACAGAGCAAATAGAAATGTTGGTGATATATTTGTTGATATTACAAAAGTTAATTCGTATTTAAAAGGTGCAAATCTTAAATCAAACGTTTTTACAGTTGTCGGTTCAATAATAAAAGACCATAATTTTGTTAGTTTTTTAATGCCATCATACATTAATTTTTATGGAAGACAAACTCCAACTGGACAGGATGATACTTCAAAAAATACTGAACCAAATGAATTTGCGAACAATTTATTTGGAACATTTGATACTGTTGATTATCAAAGCTCAAAACCAAAAATGTTAAATATATTTGTTGATAAACCTTCACAACAAACGGATAACAAATCCAAACTTAATGGATATAAAGATGATGGTTTAGATATTACAATATGTGCTGAAAATTCTGTTGGGGTTGATGCGTCTCAAAAAAGAAACTTTTCTTTAGAAAATAGAATAGTTGGTTTTGCGGTTGACTTTGAATTACAAAATCAAGGAGTTTTCAAAAAAATAAATGTAAGTCAGGATTTAGGTAAGGCAACAAGTGAATCCTTAATGGCTGAGTATAATTTAGCTAACTCAAGTGCTGGAATTCAAACATCAACACAAAGTGTTAGTTTATATAACATTTATAAAACTAGAAGTTACGCTGCGTCTGTTGAATCAATGGGTAACGTAATGATTCAACCATCAATGTATTTTGTTTTAAGAAATATACCATTATTTGCAGGGTCTTATTTTATTACTGAAGTGAACCATAGTATAGGATTAGATGATTTTACAACATCATTTACGGGTACAAGACAGGCGGTTGCTACATTACCAAAAGTGGATACACTTTTCCAAACAATTAAAAAACAATTATTAACTAATTTAGGTAGTACATTTAAAAATCAAGGTGGGTCTACTACAGGTATACCAAACAATTCTGTACAAATAAAAAATAGTATAACTAATTCTATAATTGGTGGTAAAATAATGTCTAATACCCCAAATTGTAATAAAGATGAAGCTTACTCTAATTATACAAAATACACAGGGCTTACTAAAAATGAAGGTGTTGATGTTATTGTTTCGGCAATTAAAGTATTGCCTACAACTGATAAAGTTCGACTTTGTATTTTTATTAGTTGTTGGATTGAATCAGGATTATCTATAAATGAAACAACAAATCGTTTGCAGTTTTTTGGTAATAATATCGCGGGAGTAACATTAGATTACGATTACCATGGTGAACTTAAAAACTATATTACTTCAAATTTCATGTGTTTAACTAACACCAGCCAATATACACAAACATATGCAGTCTTTGAAAGAGAAAACAGTTTATATGATTTTATGATTGCGGCATACCCTGATTACATTAATAATAACGTAAATGATATAATAAACAAAGATACGTTTGCAAATGAATTTTCAAAATTTTGGATAGAATATTTCCCTTATAATAAAGTAGTTAATACTCCAACAATTTTTAATGACTATATACAAACCAATAACGAAAATTATCAAAAACTGTTAAGTAAAATTAAAAAAGGATTTGATATTTACCAAAGTATTATTCCTATTAGTGAGTAATTTCATTATTGACGAATATTTATAATAAAATAATATTATGAACACTAAACAAATTTTAGACAGATACTTAGGTAAGAGTACAAGAATTACTGAAACTGACAAAGGAAATGGTTTTAAAGAGGTGTGTGATTTAGATACTGGTGATTGTTATACAATCAGAATGAAAGATGGTTTAATTGAGAGAGTTAATAATACTCTTAATACTAATAAAAAAATAAACGTAGAAACAACTCAAGGTTTCAAACAATTATTAAATGGTTAAAATGGGAATTTCAGAAACAATTTTGGAAGAATTAAAAAGATATAATAAGATTAATAATTATATCACCGAACAAGAAGCGGGATTACCACCTGTACCTGGTGAAGACCCATTGGCGGCACCTGCAGCACCTGACGCTGGAGCTTTACCACCGGCACCTGAAGCGGGAGTGACACCTCCACCGGCGGATGCTCAACCTATTGATGTTGCAAATGACCCTGATGTTGAAAAAGTAGGTGATGAAGGGGAATCTTCTGAAACTGAAGAATTAGAAATTACTGATTTAGTAAAATCACAACAAAATATTGAAACAAAACAAGAAGAATATTTTAATAACTTATTTAATCAATTAACTGATTTAGAAAGTAAGTTAAGTAATATGGAAAATATTTTTACTAAATTAAATGATATCGAGGCTAAGATTGAAAAATACAGAGAAAAAACTCCACAAGAAAAACTTGAATTAAGAAGTTTAGACTCAGGGCCATTTAATCAAAAATTAACTGATTTTTTTGTTGACAAACAAGAAGATATTGAAAAATCAGGAAAAAATGAATATATTTTAACAACTGATGAAGTTGAAGATTTCACTCCTTCAGAAATTAAAACAACTTTTAACGATTACGGAGAAGAAACACAATACAAACCTTTGAAATTCTAAATTTCAAATTTGATTATCACGGCTGACACACTTATACTTGAATATTAACTAATAAATTATATACACAAAATGGCGACAAATTCCTTAGATGCTGTACTCGCTCAGTACGAAAAAGCGAAAAGTGGAGGTAACTCTGCAAACAAAATGTCTCAAGAAGACAGAATGAAAAAATATTTTGCAGCAATTTTAACGCAAAATGAGAACTCAGGACAGAAACGTCTTCGTATTCTACCTACACCTGATGGGTCATCACCTTTCAAAGAAGTATGGTATCACGAAGTACAAGTTGAGGGTAAATGGAATAAAATCTATGACCCAGGAAAGAACGACAACGAGCGTTCACCTTTGACTGAAATTCATGATGAATTAATGTCAACAGGTAAAGAGTCTGATAAAGAACTCGCAAAGTCTTACAAACCTCGTAAATTTTACATCGTTAAAGTAATTGACCGTGATAATGAAGCGGACGGAGTTAAGTTCTGGCGTTTTAAACACAATTACAAGAACGAAGGTATCCTTGACAAAATTATTCCGATTTGGAAAGCTAAAGGTGATATCACTGACCCTGTTAATGGACGTGACCTTATCATTGAGTTAACAAAGGCTAAGACTCCAAAAGGGGCAACTTATACAGTTATTCAAACAGTTATGCATGACGACCCATCACCTGTTCACACAGATGCTGAAACGGCTAAGTCATGGATTGAAGACCCACTTACTTGGGCAGATGTTTACTCTAAAAAACCTGTTGAGTACTTGGAGGCAATTGCTCGTGGAGAAACTCCAAGATGGTCATCTGATTTAGGTAAATATGTTTACGGTGATAGTTCATCTGATGAAGGTACTATCGGTGGTTCATATGTTGACCCACAGGCTGAGGCTGAGCCGGATGGTGATTTACCATTCTAATTTATAAAAGGTTGGACACTAATATACACAAAGTGTCCAACCTTTGCTATTTTTAAACAACAAACAATTTAAACGCATAGACATTTATGGCAATAAAGAAAAAAGAATTTTCGTTAGATGCAATCAAAGACAAATATTCAACCAAGACAAAATATAAAGAAACAGACTTTTATGAAGTCGGTGAAGCTTTCCATAATAGTTGCGGTTTACCTGGCCCTGCTTTGGGTAACATCAACATGTTCTTGGGTCACTCGAACTCTTCAAAAACGACCGCGCTTGTCAAAGCCGCTGTGTCTGCTCAGCAGAAGGGGCATTTGCCTGTTTTCATTATCACCGAGAAAAAATGGAGTTGGAACCACGCAGTAGAACTTGGTCTTAAGGCTGAGATGGTTGACGGTGAGTGGGACGGACAATTTATTTTTAATGATAATTTTGATTACATCGAACAGGTTACAGACTACATCAACGAATTATTAGACGAACAAGAAAAAGGTAATATTCCTTATTCTCTTTGTTTCCTTTGGGATTCTGTTGGTTCAGTTCCTTGTAAGATGACCTTTGATGGTAAAGGTGGTAAACAACATAACGCATCTGTATTAGCAGATAAGATTGGTATGGGTATCCAAGCTCGTATTACCAAATCTCGTAAAGAAGACTATCCATATACAAATACACTAGTGGTAGTTAATCAACCGTGGGTTGAATTACCTGACAATCCATTTGGACAACCAACAATTAAGGCAAAAGGTGGTGAGGCTCTTTGGTTGGCATCGGCTCTTGTATTCTTGTTTGGTAATCAGAAAAATGCTGGTATTAATCACATTACGGCAACTAAAAATGGTAGAACAGTATCTTATGCTATCAGAACAAAAATTTCTGTTTTAAAGAATCATATCAATGGATTAGGATATAAAGATGGTAAGATTATTGCAACACCACAAGGATATATTGCTGACGATAAAGATGCTCTTGAAAAATATAAAAAAGAGTATTCACAATATTGGAACGCAATTCTTTCAGGGACAGGGGAGTTAATCCTTGATGAGACTGAAGAAACTTTTGCAAACGAAAACGAACAATTTTAATTTTAGTTCGTGAAAAAAACACTACTTGTTGACGGAAATAATCTGATGAAGATTGGATTTCATGGTGTGAAGGATTACTTCCACAATGGAGAACATATCGGAGCTTTGTATCATTTTATGAATACACTTCGTAAGTTTATCAGTGAGCATAACTTTGACAAGGTAGTAGTATTTTGGGATGGTGAAGATTCTACGAGTTTACGTGGAATTCTTTACCCCAAATACAAACAAAACCGACGATTGGTTATGGAGGACGCAATCTTT